TTTGAGCAGAAGTTAAAGCAGCTAATTTACTAAATGCAATTGCGGCTCCACTAGCTAAGTTTGCATTTACTAAGCTTGCATCAACCATCGTTGACGTAACTGTATTTGTATCTCCGCTTGTGATTACCGTTCCAGTTGTGTCTGGGAAAGTAATAGTTTTGTCTGATGATGTTGGATCAGCAACTGTTATTGTTGTCTCATAAGCATCAATCGTAGATCCTTCAAATACAAGGCTTCCAGTATTACCAATTAACACCTGACCTGTGATAGTACCACCTGCAAGTGCTAGTTTTTCTGTCTCAAGTTCTTGAAGTGCATCTTGTACGTTAGTTGAACTTAACTGTCCATAAGGTGTGAAAGTAATATTGCTTGCAACCTGTCCTGCGACGGTCTGTGATAAATCAACCTCATGCCAAGACGAACCAGATGTATTTGTAACTCCTAAAATATAATCAGGAGGAGCTAAAGCAACTACTGGTGCTGGAGCACTTGGCGTTCCAGAAGTAGAAACTACTACATAAACACCGTCAGTATTCGCACTAGCTGTAGGTAAGTTAGATCCAACTGTTAGACCTGCTGCGATTCCTGCTGTAGTAGCAGCAACCATTTGAGATGTATTAGCGTTATACGTCCCTCCATAGACCAGACTTCCTTTTGTAAGTGTTGTTATTGCTTGCCAAGCTGTTCCGTCCCAGATAAACGCATCTTCTGAAACCGTATCAAAGAGAAGCTGTCCACTAAATTGTGCAGTCGGATAACCTTGCTGTGCTATGGATTGAAATATTGTTGTAGAAGCATTGCTTAATTTAGAACCATCAATCGAATCTGCTCCTATTCTTGCAGCATCTATACTTCCACTTGTTATTTTAGTTGCGGCAAGATCAGGAATTAAAGCTGCTGTTAAAGCTGCACCTGCTGTAATTACACCCTTATTATTAACAGTAACCGATTGATAAGTACCAGCACTAACTCCACTTGTTGAAGTTGTTAAATTACCAGAACCATCAACAGTTAAACCTCCTCCAGATGTTATCTGAACCGCACCTTTAGCTGACGTTGTTGCAACTGGTAAATCTCCTGCAACCAAAGCAGTTGCAGCAGTAATCATTCCTTGATTATTAAAAGTTATCCCAGAAACAGTTGCTCCAGTAACACTATTAGTAAGTGATAAAGCACCTGCTCCAGTAACACTTAAACCCGTACCAACAGAGACACCGCCAACAGCAGATGTAGTAGCGAGGGGAAGATCACTAGCTGCCAAAGCTACCGTTCCCGTGATCAACCCCTGTGCGTTATAGGTAATACCTGATCTTGTTGCTGCTGTAACTGTGTTGTTTATTCCAAGATTTCCACTAGCTACGTTTAATGAACGATCCAGGTTAGAAGTATTTAATTTTGCTGGAGTGATGGATGCGTCTCTTATTTTAGTCGCACCATCTAAACCTGTTGTTGAGTTAGTGGATGTTTCAACCTTATCGTTTGTAATTGCCCCATCTTGAACAGCTCCCGTATCTACGGCGTTATTTGCTAATTGCGAATCTGTTACAGAATTTGCTCCTAGCTGAGTTGAAGTTATACTTCCCGAAACTAACTTAGCAGCCGCAATACTTCCTGCTAATTGTGCATTAGTAATAGTTCCAACTAACGCTGTAGTTAGATAGCCTGTTGCATCTTGTAAATCAAATGCGGGTGTAGCATCAGTAGTACCAAGAGTTATTGAAACTCCTCCCAAAGAAACACTGGAAGCAACAAGTTTAGAAACTGCTATAGATCCTGCTAATTGTGCGTTAGTTATTGTTCCCGTTAACGAAGATGCAGGATAATTAGTCGCATCCGTTAAATCAAAAGCAGGGGTAGCATCTGAAGCTCCTAAACTAATAGAAACTCCCCCTAATGTTACAGAAGAATTTGATAATTTATCGTTTGCTATAGATCCTGCTAACTGAGCATTGGTTATTGTTCCTACTAGAGACGAAGTTGGATACCCTGTAGCATCTGCCAAGTTAAAAGCAGGAGTAGTATCGGATCCTCCAAGAGCTACTGTTACACCACCAAAATTTACGTTCGATCCAACAAGTTTAGATACATCAATACTTCCTGCTAACTGGGCGTTAGTTATTGTTCCTACAAGAGATGAAGTGGGATAGCCTGTTGCATCAGTTAAATCAAACGCTGGTGTAGCGTCTGTTCCTCCTAAACTTATAGATACTCCACCAAGAGATACAGAAGAATTAGAAAGTTTATTATTGTCAATTGATCCTGCTAACTGAGCATTAGTAATCGTTCCAGATAGTGAAGATGTGGGGTATCCTGTTGCGTCTGCTAGATTAAAAGCAGGAGTAGCATCTGTACCACCAAGAGATATAGAGACACCCCCAAGAGAAATACTCGAATACTGTAACTTTGCATTTGTTACATTTGCATCAACAATTGCTCCCGTAGCTACCTGGTCCGTACCTAAAGTTCCTACTTTTGCAGCAGGTATTGAGGCTGCATCTATTAACGCAACACCAGCTTCGATTAGATCTTTAACTGTTACCTTTTTTGTTTCACTAGCACTCAGATCTGCGATGGCTAATGGGTCTGTAGCTGCTACACCTGCTTCTGCTAAGGAAGGCAGATTACTAATCTCAAGATCTGGCATGAACCTTTACTAAATACCTATAGCTATATATTAAGCCTGACTAAGCAAAATACTGCCACCGTCTTCCTGAAGAATCTTATATGCGTCTTCTTGTAACAGAGAACTAGGTGCTGTTCCTGTGTTTAATTTGATCTCTCCATTCGTTATAAACTCAATCCTGGTGGTAACTTCATTAGCTGCTGGAACACTTACAGCAACATTAGTTACAACACAATTAGCTTCATACCATACTGTGTTGGCAGTAGTGCTTGTGTCTTTATATATGTAAAATCTTCCTGAAAAATCTGCTCCCTGCTGTAAACGAATTATCAATTGAGCTAAATAAAACGGAAATTCACGGGTAGTTGCATGAGGAGTAGCATCCGCTAAAGCTTCGCTATGTTCCCAAAGACAGTGCATAGTACCCTGTCCAGAAATTAAACCTGCTTCATACTGTCTTTTAAACTGATCTCCTAAAGTTGTTGTATCTATCTGTTCTCTACTCGTAGTAATTTCAAAATCTTTTATACGTGCCAGATGTCTGTATCTGTGGTTTCTAGTTCTTACGGTTATTTGTTTACTAGCACTAGGAGTAACTAGCGTAAGAGCGTTAGTTGTACCTCCTGTTATTGCATGGGCAAAACTGCTATACAGCCTCATTCCTCCCAACGCATCTATATGCACGTACCAGGAACCGTCAGGATAACTGTGCCCTGAAACTAGCTCTAACGTGCTTCCGTCTAAAGTCTCTATTTCTATGTAATCTCCCGTAATAATTGAACTGGAAACCTTATCAACAGAAAATCTTTTTAAATTTGTATTTACGTCATTAGGATCTAAATCTGTCTGCAAAGACGTTAATAGAGTATCCCTACGAATCTCTACATCTCCGTTTTGTCCAAAATAAACAGCCATTAATTAGACAAGAGAAAGCGTTGTTGGTGCTCCATCTGCTTCCCAAGTTATATCAGCAGAAGTTATTTCTCCTGGAGTACTGCTCATAGTTACTCCTGTTATCCAAGCAGAAAAAACTATGTCCCTAGCATTTGTATCTCCTGTTCCTTCGCTCAATCTAAATTTAAGAGTTACTTTAGTAGATCTTGCATTAGTTCCATCTCCAGCAGAACCACCTACCTTTTGTGCAGAAGTAAGCAAACCGTTTACGTTAGAGCTGCCTCCTGCGGCTTCCGTGTAGTAAGACAATCTGCAACTGCCTGAATAACTTCTGAGTCCGTCAACAAGAGTTCTATCTGTGTCACCTAAGTTAGTTGTCTCTATGACTGACATGGAACTTGAGTAAGTCCATGCCTGAACTTTTGCAGCAGCAGTTGAGCTACCTGCTATAAAAAGTTCCCCATCTTTGCCACTGTAATAACCCGCCACAGTCCTAAATCAAAAACATTGCGTTTATTCTACGGTGAATCGAGACAAGCGACAAAACTACAGCTAACATTGCTTCTTCCTTTAAACGTACTTGTAACGGTTGGAGGTGCAGAATATCTCCACCTTAAACCTAATCTTGTTTCTCCCGTTCCAGAATCTCCAATAATTTCTTTAGTTAAAAAATTACCTGAATCATCATCTTCTATACCTAAAGCACCATCCTCTGTAGAGAACCTAACGTAGTCCCACACTGAGTTCACATCATCATAATGATCCAAAATCAAACCAACCTGACTATCTGTAATATTCATAAAACCTAGAGTCAACGTTGCGTTAACCCTCTTATTGCCAAAGCGTAAATGCGTTTTTGTTCCATCAAGAGACTCAAAATTAGTACTTTGGTATCTGCCAGGATTAAAACTTCTGGAAGTAGGTTTTACGGAAGGAAAATTGTGTGCTGTTGCCATTTAGCTTTCTACTGAAAAACGAGAACCGTCATCCCATCCCTGCAATATAGCTAACTTACCGTCGCTAGTTAGTTCAGCATACGATCCAGATAATTCAACTAAACCTTCTTCATCTAACGTAATACTTTCAACTTTATAACATTGATTAGAAGCTTGTAACTCTTTTATCGTAAATAAAGAACCTCTGTAAGTTGCAGGTAAAGGATTTGAAAAATTCTCTGTATCTTCTTGTACAGTTGATTTAGATGTATTCCACCAATAAAATGTTTTATT